CTTGGGGAAATTATAGCAATGGAGCCTACCATCCGATACTGGAGAGAGCAGGGATATCCTGTTTACATCAAGGCCTGCAATCCTAAATTATCTCCCTTGGTGGAATTGTTCGGGGCCAGTCTGATTGCTGCTGGTCATCCCTCTCCAGCAAAGGCCCTGACATTTCATCTGGAAGGGCGGGTGTGCTTATTCGAGACAAGCGTGACGATGGGCAACCGAGCCAAAGGTCATCTCCTCTCTTGTGGACCTCCCAGGAGCAAGCTATTAAATGGGTATTGCCAGCCTCGGTTTAAGTCTGGCTACTCTTTGCCCATTGTGCCGGAAGCTATACAGGAAAAAGTCAGGGGTCGAGTTTTTGTTCAACTCTACGGAGCAGAGCCGTACAAGGCCCCTACCAATGAGTGGTATGTTAGTTTCTTGGCCCAGTTACAACTTCATGGAATCAAGGGCTTTTCAATTATAGCCCCTAACCATTTCTTGCGATTTCGGGAACCATCTGATTTTATCATATTGCAAGATGATGATATCGTTAGAGCTCTTGCAATCTTTCAGCTGGCCAAAGCTGCTGTGGTGTTGGATTCCTTCTGGTTACAAGCAGCAGGACTCCTGGGAAAACATGCATTAGCCCTTTGTGGGCCTTACACCTCCCCCGGTCGCATTGAAGATTTTAAGAATGTAGCCCTGGTCCCGAATGCTTGTCCTAACTCTCCTTGCTGGAGAAACTCCACCAGGATGTGTATATTGACGAACGAGTCTTGCAAGTGCCTTGATGTTCCGATGGGTGTGGTAATTCCTTTGCTTCTGGAAGTGTTGAAAGGAGCCCAGTGATATTATCAGAGAAAGATCGCAAACGAATTAGGGAGTTTCATACGGGCTGGTTTCAGTCCTCTCGTTTTGTCATCGGGGAGAGAGGTTGTTTGCATGCTATGGATCGGGTTATCGATAAGGAGCAGTTTGCTCGCATGAGTTGGGTGCGGGGTCATTGTCAGGGCAATGTCCTGGATGTTGGGTGTGGGATAGGGGAGTTCCTCGCTTCCTACCCAGGACCAGCAGTGGGTATTGACAACAGGCTATACTATGTAGCTCTATCGCAAGAATCCAATGAATCCGAGCAGCACTCTTTTTATTGTGTCGATGTCAATGCAGGTTTGCCATTCAAGGATCAGGAATTTGAAGTGGTGGTGATGGCCGAAGTGTTGGAGCACTTGTTTTTCTCCAGTGCCATTTTTGCGTTAAGGGAAGCCCTTCGCTGTGGTAATAAAGTCGTCCTGACCTTTCCTAACATGAAGGAGGATGGATATAACCTGGGTGACGTGGAAAGTGGAGAGCATTGCTGGAGTACTTGCAAGTATGTGATTGAGTGGTTGGTTCGGGAGGCAGAGGGGAAGATTACTCTATCTGAGGAAATTATTAACAGACGATTTCTGGGATTGGTAGTGGTGAATGGGAAGCTATGAAAACCACTCTGATACGATTGCCTAACTTTCATTTGCATAACGAGAAGCAGCAACCTCCCCTGGGCATTCTCTATCTGGCAGCCTACCTTCGTCGTTACGGGTTTCCAGTGGATATTGCCGATCTGGCAGGTGTTCCTCCAGAGCAATGGGATCTACTTACTCCCGCCGATAGCTCCCTCTACGGCATTACTGCTACTTCTCCTGACTATGGGATGGCTAAGAAGATGCTGGCCTTCCTTCGTGCAAGGGACAAGGCCGCCAAGGTAGTTATTGGTGGGGTCCATGCAACGGTGATGCCAATGGAATGTGTGAATGATGGGTTTGATGCAGCGGTGGTGGGAGAGGGAGAGGAGACCTTATTGGCGATGGCTATGGGAGTTGCCCCTGAAAATGTGGTGGGGTCAGCCTATCGGAATAATGGAAATATGGGATGGAATCGTCGGCGGCCCATGCTGGAACATATTGATGAGTTCCCCTTTCCGGCTCGGGATCTTCTTCCCAGGGAAAGCATAGCAGCGACTGATCTCGTAACCGATTGCAAACCCGCAACGGTAATTACCACTTCCAGGGGATGTCCCTTCAAATGTTCCTTTTGCGTTCAAAAGATTTGGCAGGGGAAGTGGCGCCATCGGACAGCTGCTAATATCCGTGCTGAGTTGGAGCTAATCAAGCAGGACTATCCAGAAGTCAAGGAGATTCGGTTTGTTGATGATATGGTGGGCTTAAACGGAACCCATAGCCAGGAGATTTGTGAAGCGTTTCGAGGATTGGGGTTAGCCTGGCGGTGTCATCTCAGGATGGGAATTGGCACAGAGACCTTACTGCAAGATTTCAAAGAAGGGGGTTGTGTGGAAGTCAGTGTGGGGGTCGAGTCCGGGGACGCTCGAATTCTCAAGCATAACCATAAGGGATGGTCGGATATTTCCCAGGCGATTTCCTTATTCAAGGTGGCAAAGAGCGTGGGGTTAAGGACAAGAGCCTACTTCATTATTGGTCTTCCTGGTGAGAACCCGGAAAGTGTGGAGAGAACTTGTCGGCTAATAGAAACTATTGAGGCCGATGCAGTAAATATCTTTTCATTTATCCCCTACCCAGGGTGTGACGTTTGGGAGCATCCGAAGAAGTACGATTACCGGCTTCTGGATAGAAACTTTGATGACTACTGGATGCTTGGGAAAGGACATAAATTTGTAGGCAGTACAAGCGAGATGAATGTCGGGGATTTGGAAGTGGCTTATCAGAAGGCCTGGGAAGTAGCGGAGAAGTCTGGCAAAACTCAATGGATGAAAGGATGGGGTAAATAAATTGAACAAATCCCAAGAGATTATTAAAGGCCTGTCAGAGGGTGGTGAAGTACTTACTTTTGATGGTATCACCAGTGTAGATTCCCGTGGGTATAGAACTTTGAGGTATGTTCCTACAGGCCAGAATGGACCTGAGTATTACCCAGTCATGGTGAGTACGAGAGTTCCTGATGATGTTGTGGATGCCATAGTCAAGATGTTACGGGGAAGAATGCAAGCTGATTAGGGATCGACGGAATTAAACACAATGGATGAAAGGATGGGGGAAATGACGCTTGCGGAAAAGCTGGATATAGCAGTAATTCGGGCATTGAAAGCAGTAAGGCTTGAGGGAGCAGGAGACTCGGTGGCTTGGGAGAAACATGTAACCCCTGTTTACGACGAGTGTCTTGACTTCGTTCCCATTGCTAATCAGGGGATATTTCAAGAATTGCTTTCTTTGCTTCAAGCCATACATAAATCTATCTGGGATCGGGATACTCATGTCAGGAATTGTCCTCCCGTGTTTAATAACGGGAATCACATGGCTCTGATTGGAGTACTGGCCATAGACGCTCGTGACTTCAATCATCTGCGAGTGAGAGTGGTGGATCTTCTGAACGTAGTTTTAGGGGAAGGGGGAGCAGACCCCAATGTTAAAGATGGAAGATTGGGAATAAAGTAAAGGGGGATTAAAATGAACAGAGCACAAGAAATCATCGGGATGTCCGAGAAACTGATTTGCGAGAAGGTCAGTGTCAAGCCGGAAATCATCGATCTTGTTAAGAAGTTTGGGGGAACTATGTCTCCTGATGGTCTTGAACTACATCTTTCAGGTCCGGATTCCTCCATATTTGCTTCTTGGTCCAGCGGTGGAGTGATAAGGATTTCTGATGAACGGAATAAGTTATGTCTTCATTCTACAAGCTCTGACTGGAGTCTGGATGAGGTTAAGAATTTGCCAACCATAGCTAAGATGTGTATTGATTTTCTTACTCAGGCCAAGTCGATTCAGTCTGATCTTGTAAAGTAATATCAATCAGAGAAAGGAGCAGCCCATTGGAACGAATCACAATAGGAATCAACACAAAGAATCGCCCAGAAGCATTAGCAGTACAAATACACAGTATTATCCATCAAACGTACCCGCATTGGGATCTAACCATTTTAGATTGCAGTGATGAGCCAGTGGCTGATTTAGAGTTGATTCGGAAGCTGGTTGAGCTTTCTAACAGACTTGGTCATCGTACAAGTATCTCTCGTAATACCGAGCCTGGCATCCCCCAGACCTATCAAAAGTTGATGGAGATGAGTACCACGGAGTTTAATGTCCGAGAAGAGGATGATGGTCCTTGGCACCCAGAATTCTTGGAGAGACTTTACGAGGAGATGGAGAAGAATTCTAATCTCGGTGCTGTAGGTCCAAACTGTGCTAACTGGAACGATGTAGGAAAGCAACTCTCAACCCACCCAGGAACCAACTTCTTCTACGTTACGGGAAATCATGTCTGGCCTGGAAAGTTAGGACCGGTACTTGTGGCGGGAGACATCCAGGGTAGGAACTGGACGGATACGGAGCCGGTGCCTATTTGTGTTATGCACGGAGGCTTTATGTATCGTAAAAGTCTTCTTGCAAAGGCTGGGGGGTTTTGCACTAACCTTTCCAGTCAGGGACACAAGGAGGAGACTTGGGCTTCTCTGCGGCTGTTCCTTTCCGGGGCCGATATGCTGTTTGTGCCTAAAGCGCTCCGATGTCATTTGGAGTTACGGACCGGGGGTAGTCGGGACAAGTCAGTACATAACAACCGCATGGAATTGAAAATGGGGGACGAAGTGTTATTTTCTGCCTGGATTCTGGAGGTGCTTCAGTCGGATAATCCCCGGTTGGCAGGGATGGTGATATTCTCTAACGACTCTTTGTCGACAAGAGTCACTCCTCTACAAGCCTACGAGTTGCTGGTAAAGGGCAATGCCCGATTTGCAGGTGCAAGACGATGACAACCGAACGAATCACAATCGGTATTAACACAAAGAATCGCCCAGAAGCCCTTGCCGTACAAATACATTCCATTATTCATCAAACCTATCCTCACTGGGATTTAACCATTTTAGATTGCAGTGATGCTCCTATCTCTGAATCGGAAGTGGCCTGGAAGGTGGTAGATTTGGCAATTAGGTTTGGCCATAAGGTACAAGTCTTTAGGAATACAGAACAGGGTATTCCCCAGACCTATCAAAAGTTGATGGAGATGAGCCCTACTGAGTTCAACGTTCGAGAAGAGGATGATGCTCCCTGGCACCCAGAATTCTTGGAGAGACTTTACGAGGAGATGGAGAAGAATCCTAATCTCGGTGCTGTAGGTCCTCGTTGCTCGAACTGGAATTTCCCAGATAGTAGCTGGCCAACCTATCCGGGAACCAACTACTTTTTCGTTACGGGTAATCATGCTTGGTATCAGCAAATGGGACCTGTGCTAATGGCAGATGATGTGCAGCGGAGGAATTGGAAGGGGACAGATCCTGTTCCGGTCAGTGTTTTGCACGGAGGCTTTATGTATCGTAAAAGTCTTCTTGCAAAGGTTGGGGGATTTTGTACTAACCTTTCCACTCAGGGCCATCGGGAAGAGACTTGGGCTTCTTTGAGGTTGTACCTTTCCGGGGCCGATATGCTCTTCGTACCCAAGGCGATTCGATGGCACTTGGAATTGCAAAGCGGAGGCAGTCGGGATAAGTCAGTGCACACTAATCGTATGACTTTGAAAATGGGGGACGAAAGGTTGTGGAGTGCTTGGATTCAAGAAGTGTTTCAGTCAGGGAATCCCCGGTTGGATGATGTACTCATATTCTCCAACGACGATTTGAAGACGATAATCACTCCGCAGCAAGCTTTGGAACTATTAAACGAAGTTAAGACTTGAAAAGGAGATTGAAATGAACAGGGCACAAGAACTGATTAAGATGTGCGAACAGGAGGAGCAGTTATTGCTTTCTGCTGATAGCATTAGACCAGGTGTTGATAAATACAAGGTAGGGGATTCTTTTAGGGTGGCCGCTGCTACTCCTGGTTATGGGTATTTCTATTATAGAATAACCAGAATAGACTCTGAAGGCATATGGGGAATCCCCACAAGAAACGATGTTGGGATTTTTAGTCCGCAAGATGTTGTCTAAACACAGTGTTGTTGGACGAAGTTAAGGTTTGACAAGGAGACCCAAGTGAACAAAGCCAGGCAAATTATTCAAGAGTTTGATGATGTGCTATTTACCATGCTGATTGAAAAGCTGGCGAAGGAACTGGCCAAGAGGTATGAGTATTAGGGGATGATCTCGTATGAAACAGTTCACCAGGCGGCTGCGGGAGCGGGGATATACAAGGACTACCTACCAGACTTGTATCAGGCGATTGAGGATGAGGGATTGGACTTAGTGGAAGGAGCTTTAGCAAAGGGAGCTCCGAAACTCCCCTTTTAACATGTTTACAGGGGCAGGTAAGGGACTTATAAGGGGTAAGGAAGAATAACTCGTCCTGGGGGTTGTTAGGGGCCTTTAAGGAGGGGTTAAGGAGAGAGTTTGAGATGGCTTTCGGGAATTCTCATAAAGATCAGATGAAAAGGTGGAGGCGAAGATGACCACAGCCAGACAATTTCTCAAAGAGTTTTCCGAAGGGGATCAAGAGGATATAGGCAAGCTATCGGATCAGATAGCAGGTCTACAGCAAAGGAAAAAAGATACAAAGGATAGTGTAGAGAAGGCCCGGCTGTCTTTGCAGATAGCAAACTTGAATAAAGACAAGCAAGGTTTGAAAACAGACGCGAAGGAGGAAGCCCTTGCTGGGTTAACTTTGGACATCCCAGCAGAAATAGAGGCCAAGATATTAGCTAAAGCTGCTGGGAGCAAGTCTCTTCCCTTCTCGCTTTTGCTGGACCTGGTGGATGAGTATGAAGGTCGGGTTGATAAGGATTATCTGCTAAATGTTATTCTGGGCTATGCCAGAAGGCATGGATTCGATACCTCAATATGAACTTCCACTCCCTGAACGACAAACGATTTTTCCTCTTGGATATCAACCGACCGGACCTTCTGGACGAGGTTAACGAGGCTTGGAGTCCGTCTTCTGATTTGATGGAGTTATTTATCAAAGGTAGACAGCAACTGATTCCCAAGTTAAAGGACTTTCGTAGGTCTCAGTCTACTAAAGCAGCATGGCGTCATCATAGGCCGGGTTTTCTCAAAGGGATCAGATCCTTTCATAAATCCACTGCTGGTAAGAGATTTCATCGCACCCTGGGTCGTTGGTTGTCCACTCGTATTCCGAAGGGTGATTTGGTTGATGGGTCCATTCTTTCCTTGCGGGGAGAATCCCTGGATCAAAGGGTGGACCTTCTACGAGCAGTCAATTCGGTTAAGAATTATGCCTTTGCCGAGTTGGGATTCTATCAGGGGATCTTCGAAGAATTGGATTACTGGGAATTCCTGGAGGAACTTTTCCCCTTGATTGAGTCCGTAGAAAAGAAGTTGTTTCTTGGGGAAGACGATCTGACTGGGGAAGAAGTGGATGTTCTGATCCGATTGGTAGAGGATGATGAGGTGGTGGCTGCAGTGGTGGAAACGACAGGGAAGAGCAAAGATGAGGTTTGGAATTACTTGAGGAAAGCTCGGGAAGATGGGGAAGAGAAGATTGGTTGGGGTCAGGGGTTTCTCAGTTCTATTTTATTGGAGGACATAAAATGAAGATTCGGGAAGGTGTGGTTGTGCCAGGGTGGGAGGTAGAAGCGGACTAATTTCTGGGTACAGATGACGATGGTGCCAAGTATTACAGGTTAGGAAATGATGTGTTTAAGAATCAGAATAGTGGAACAAGGTGGCTCTCTTCTATGGCTGCTTGGCCCCAAGCAATCAGAGTATTCGGTATCAAACAGGGCGAGTCCAAGGAGAAACCTATCACTGCCGGCCAGTTCCTGGATGAGTTTAAGTCTTTGGAAGATTTATCCGTTCCTAATCAGCATCAGATAAAGATTGCTAAGTCCACCCTGCGGATGAGTGATGCTGGGGCTCTGGTGATGGGTGGAATGACGAAGGAAGAAGCCAGAAGGGTTTTGATGGACAAACTCGGCTGGTCTGCGGAAAGGGTCCGTAAATTTGAGGAAAGCCCTAACCCTGGTGAATCCATCAAAGAGTTTGCCATCAACGAGCCCGCAAACATCATTAAATCCTTTGCCCAGGATTCGGGAAAGTCCGAAGAGGAAGTAGAGAAGCTGTGGAAGGAAGCTAAAGAAGCAGCAGACAAAGCCGATACTGATGATTACTATGCCTATGCAGTTGGGGTGCTCAAGAAGATGCTGAAACTGGAGAGCAAACAGAGGGAGTATGCTCCTCATTTGAATAATAGGTTTCTCCATCATTGGTGTGAGAGCACTGAGAAAGGTCGCGGGAGGTTGTGTACGACAGGGTGTCTTACCCCCGAGGGCGAAGTTAATATGGCTGATCCTTGTCCTTATTTAGTTATTGAAGAAGACCCGATGGGTACAGGTAGCGACATCGATACTGAGATGATCGTTTCGTATCAGGATGAGTGTCCTTGCTATAAATAGGAGATCCAATGATAACCGCAAATGATGTGATCAAGCTGTGGGAGTCTTTTGAAGAGGAAGGAGGCGAGCAGAGTGCTGCTAATTTGGGAGCTATTCCTAATCCTACGGTTGGGGTAGTGACGATTCAGCATCCTAACCGCATTCGTAGGAAATTCAAAAAGTCTAAGAATCCTTGGGGCTATGGGGATTACTTGGATAAGGAGGAAGGGCAAATGTCCAGAGCTTCAGAGTTTAACAGAATGTTTAACGAGCAAGGTGATGTGATTATGCCGGGAGCAACTACTTCAGAGGAGCCTGTTGTGGTGGATACTCCAGCAGAAGAGCCGAAACCTGTAGATAAGGGCCAGATCCTGGACCGTATCAAGTCTGCTCAGATGTTACTTGATGGCTCTTTTGACACCTGCATCTCGGCAATTAAGAAAGCCAAGAACGATGATGATATTCGTATGGCTCTGTCTGTCCTGAAGGGAGCAGCGGTCGGAGTGGCTAATGGAATGCAAGAGTCCCGTAGCAGGAAGATCCAAGAGCAGGACACCGGCAAGTATATGTTATGCATTCACTATCGGAGCAGTGGCGGGCTTTGTGGAACCGGGTGCGATAACGAGGGAGTAGAGAAGGGAGATCCTTGTCCTTTCCATACCCCGGACAGCACGGATCAGGTTTATCTTTCCATGCACCCCAATCATCAACCAGACTGCACTTGCTATGAAGCAATTGGTGAATCCCGAAAGAAGAGTTGAAAATGATTTCCAGAGCTCGTAGAGTTCTAAATCTTTGTGAGGTGAAAGATGACCAGAGCCAGAGATGTTCTTAGGTTGGCGGAGCAGAATTTTCCAAACGAAGATCTCAAGTTTAAGCGGACCCTGAAATCTGCTTCCTGGGCTCGCCCTGACGACTTCAAGCCTGCCAAGTCCAAGTGGGGAATTTTTACCAAGGATGGAAAGATTCTGGGGACTCTTCAGCACAAGGGAGGGGATGATGGATGGGATGTGGTGGATGCCGCGACGAAGAGGTCTGTAGCGACTAATCAAGAACCAATGGGCTTTCGCCAAGCTTGGAATGCGGCCAAGGACACCTTCGCCCAAGCTACGGTTGACCCAATTACCCACGGGGCCGTACTACCTGCTTCGGAGTCTTTGGTGTTAAGAAAGATGGAAGGGGACGAAATGGTTACTGCTAAAGGGTTTATCAAGGACTTTTCCGAGCAGGTTACTAATTGGGCTAACATGCCTCAGAATCCTAAGTGGGCCAATAGGAATTTTCTCTTCGATCCTATCGCCCCAAGACCTGGCCTGTCTATTGATCCAGGCACCTCAGTAAAAGTCATTGATAGGACAGCCTCTCTAAATTTCTTGGTGGTGGAGGATAGCAAAGGTCAACGAGCGGTGGTTTACTTGGCAGATGTCAAGGAGATCAAGGCATGAGCCAGGCCAGAGACTTTATAAAGCAGTTTGAAGATGTTTTCCCAGTTCCCTCCCCTGGCGATATGGATTATCCTCTTGGATGGCTACGGTGTGATGTGTGCTCCTGGAAGTGTCCTTTGAACCAGATGGATGTAGACAATGGCAATGTTCAATACTTTCAAGACAATCCTACGCAGTGTCCAAAATGCAAGGGGTCGGTGACTATGACGATGAACAGGAGAAGATTATGAGCCGGTCGACTGATCTCCTACAGGAAGTGTTCTCTCACTCTGGCCCCTACAAGCTGGATTTGGAGAAGTGGGAAAGGACTCAGATGGCTCGTTTCCAGCCCAGTGTCGTAAATATGGTTCGTAGGGAGCTTCAGGCAGGTGGAGGAGTGGTATGGGTTGGTAATGTTTTCTCGGGTGGCAATGCGGAGGTCTTTGGAAAGAAGGAGGATGGAGATCGTAATTGGTCTTCCGTAAACCAATCATTGCCTGTGGTTGTTAGTGTGGAGTTTTTAATACCTGCATGATAGGCATCTTACAGCAAAGGAGGTTATAGCATGAAGTATGGTGTATGGTGGGTTAGCGTAGATAAGAAAGAGCAGAAAGAGTATTTCGATTCTGAGACTGCCAGGATGGAAAAGATCAAGGAATTGATGGGAATGAGACTCCCTTGGAAACTCATTCCAGAAAGGGGACCTGAGAAGGTAACCACAGCCAGGGACGTATTGAAGTTAGCGGAGCAGATTGGTGGACGGTCCTTAGAGGGTTTGTCAACGTCTGAATTAGCAAAGTACCCCAAAGTTGGGGACACATTCTCCATTATGGGAATGAAAGTTGTGGTTGTCGATGCTGAAGACCCTACTAAGGGAGACGCTTTCTTTACCAAAGTTACCCTAAAGCCAGTAAATCCTGAGTACGGAAGTACTGAACATACTATGTCTTACATGGATTTCTTTGGAAACTTGGGTAATCAAATCAAATTGGTATAAAACTTAGCGCAGGAGGTAAATAAATTATGTCTTATCGAATCAAACCAGTAGATCCGACCAGAAATCTTTTCATCAAGACCAATGCAGGAGCGGAGTACATTACTTTTGCAAGCGGGTCCACTCCGTATCAAATTCTCGTTAGTAAGGCAGTTTACGACACAATTGATCAGAACGTGGAGGCTCTGCAGGCTGCAGGAGTGTTGAGCGTAAGTGTTGTGTCTGACTTTACTCCTTTGAAGGACCCGGTTCGTTTGGTGGCCACGGGCAACATCACCTTGGCAAATCTGCAGACTATCGATAGTGTAGCGGCTGTGGTGGGTGATAGAGTCCTGGCTGCTGCCCAGACTGACGCTGAAGATAGTGGTATTTACGATGTAGCTTCTGGGGCGGCCTGGGCTCGTTCTGGAGATTTTGCCGAGAGTTATCAGGTTCAAGGTAGTGTCATGATCCCGGTGTCTGAAGGGACTACCAACCACGATTCTATTTGGATCTTGACCACGAATGATCCGATAGTGTTGGGGACCACTGATTTGACCTTTGAGCAGTACGCCACTCTGTAAAGAGTAGATAAATTCCGAAGGGAGGTGACCGAATGGGAAGATCAATAAGGGGAGTGATTGATCCAGAACTGACGTTTCAGTTTGTGGAGGATGCCCCTGAAGTAGATGGAAAGCATATTCTGGGTAAGATACGGGGACAGTTTTTCGTTCCTGGGGGCACCTCCCGGAATGACCGTTACTATGCCCCGGAGGTTTGGGAGAAGCAACTGGGGTTGGATGAGATAAAGTCCAAGCTCTCTAATCGTCAGATGTTCGGTACTATTGGTCATGAAGATAAGATCAACGACCAGAACCTTCGTGATGGGAAGATGTCTCATATCACTACGAGTCTGTCCATAGATGGAAAGAAGGGAGTGGGAGAGGCTCTGATCTTAAACACCCAGGCAGGTAGTGTTCTCAATACGGTTCTACGGGCCGGAGCTAAGATGTATGTGTCCAGTCGAGCCGATGGAGAATATAAGGGGACCCACGACGGAGTTCAGTCTGTGGACCCTGATCAGTTTAAGTTGGAAGGTTTTGATTTCGTACTTGATCCCGGATTCATTGAGGCGAATCCGGGCTTGGTGGAAAGTCACAGGAAGGATTTTGATTACATTCTTGGAGGTGATGCTCCAACGGATAAATTTCAAGATAAGGAGGTAGAAAACAATATGGAAAAAGAATTTGTCGAGGCATACATGAAGGAGAACCTTCATCTCAAGGATGAGATCACCCGGATGCTCGGGGAGGTACAGAGTCAGACCGCTCGTGCTAATGGTCTGGAGGCTGAGAAGACAGTGTGGGCTTACAAGGACAAGGATGTTAATGAGACCAAGGCTGCTTTGGTTGAGGCTCAGGAGAAGCTGAAAGCCTACGAGTCTTTGGGAAGTCCGCGAGAAATTGATCGTGCCTTTGATGTCGCTATGAAGATGAAGGAGTCCCTGAAGGATATGGGCTCCCCGAAGGAGATCGTAACGGCCTTTGATGTAGCCTCCAAGCGGCTGAGGGAGTATAAGGTTTTTGGCTCTTGCCAGGATATTGGCAAGGCCCTGAGTCTGGCCAAGAAACTGCTGGAAGGATATAGATCTCTTGGCAATCCCTTTGAGATCAACAGAGCCTTTGACCGGGCGGAAGGGTTTATGAAGAAGGTGCAGGAGACTCACAATAGAAAGAAAGTGGCGTCTCTTTCCAAGGAGTTGGGCATCCCTGAGGCGGATGTCAAGAAGGTGATGGGCAAGGCCATAAAGGAGGAGGACATCAAGTCTTTGGCCAAGTCCATTCGTGAAAGCGCCAAAACGAAGGAACGGTTTGGCGTTCGTTCTTCGGAGAAGAAAGTCGATGCGGGCGGTTCCGACGACGGGGATTCTTCGAAAAAGGTAGACTTTGGTGAGTCCAATTTGGATCGGTTGGGACGACATTTTAACAAGACTGTCCCCACTTCCAGGAAGAAGTCTGCCATCGATTTTCAGCATCCCTTGAACAGTTAAGAAGGAGGTAGATACTATGTCACAACAGATCAAAGAAGTTACAGAGGCCTTTAAGGAGGCTCGCGTCAATAAGATGAAGAGAGACGCTCAGGTCCTTTATGAGAAGTACCCCAAGCAGTGCAGCTACTTGGAGAGCAAATCGTTACTTTCCAAGGTGCGCCCGGTTGAGTACTGGGACATTTACGGCTTGGGAAAAATGTTGGAGCAGTTTTCCAGCGACCGTAGTATGTGGGAAGCAGACGGTAACGTAGGAATGTTAGGGGTGATTCCCAATATTGCCTTTGATGTTCTTACCGTCACCTATGGTTCCAGCATCATTCCGTTGATCTGCTCTGTACAGCCGATAGAGGAAGAGCAGGGTACTATTTACTTTAAGCAGGTCCGGTCTGCTACCCTCAAGGGTAACCTGACTGCCACCCAGACCATCTTGGATCCTCGTTCGATTCAAGTAACTCCGAACGCCTTTGCCAGCAACTACGTTTCTGGTGAGGTGGGCGGACATACGGCTGACAATCAGGTGGCTTATACTTTGGTCACCCATATCAATCCTGTTAGACCCCGGACCTTCTCCGTTGCTATCTCCGAGTTGTCTGTATCTGGGGTAGACGATGGGAGTGAGAATATTTCCGGTATTGGCTGTTCCGGTACTATCGTGTATAGCACAGGGGTTGTGACTTTGACCCTGACTGCTGATCCCGGTGCAGCCTATCATATCGTATTTGCTTACCAGGTCAACTATGAGTTGGCCACCACCCTGCCTAACATCGACACCTACTATGCGTCTCAGACGATTTTGGCTAAGGTGTTTGCGTTGCGCGGGACGGTTGGGCTGCTGATGTCATACGGTCTTAGAAAAAGATTTGGATTGGTGGCGGAGGACGAACTGGCCAAGGATCTCATTAACGAGATCAATGCAGAAATTGGTGGCTCCCTGATTCGCATGATGTACGCGGCTGCGAAGGGATCTACCACTTGGGACCAGAAAGTTCCTACCAGTGTAAGTTGGTTTGAGCATCAGATGTCCTACAAGAAGGGTGTGGCTACTGCAGAGAAGTGCATCGTGCAAGCTGCGGGCCGTGGGACGATCTCGGGTATAGTCGTGGGAATTAGTCATTCCGCGATCTTTGATACCCTCCCGGGTTTTGAGAAGTTGACGGATGGCAATACCCTGGGTCCTCATCTGTACGGGACCTTTGACGGGAAAGCCATTATCCGGGTGCCTGAGGATGCGATGCTGGATGAATGGGCAGGAATGGCGTTCTGGAAAGGAACCTCCCCGTTTGAGGCTCCCGCAGTGTACAGTCCGTTCATGCCTTTGGTTGTTACTGACCTTCTTCCTATTGGGTTAAACCCCTTGGGAACTCAGAGGGCCGCAGCGGTGTGGGCTGGCCTGGATGTTCTGGTTAGCAATTTCATCACCAAGCTGGATGTGGTTGACACCACGTAACCATTCTTCCCCTTGAGTCCTAAGAAAACTCAAGGTCGAATTCAAGGGAGGAGGAAACTCCTCCCTTGGGTCCTCTTTCAGCGGTCTAAGACTACCCCAAGCAAGACCCCTGACGACCCCAAGGACACGTTTTCTTTCCTTCCCCCTTATAAGTCCCCTTTGGGAGATTGAAATGACTCTAAGTGAGATTTTTGACCGAGTATTAGTGCTGTCTGGGCAGTATCAACTTACCTCCAGCCAGATAGATCTGGACTATACGTCTTTTTCTAAGTTAGTCCAGCATGCCCTGGCTATGTACAGTCGGTGGCGACCAGGAATTATCAACTACAATAAAAACATCCCTACTACCTTCTATACTTTCTTGGTATCGGAAGGTCAACCGGATTGGATCTCCGAGTGTAATCCCATTCAGGTACTTGGCATGCCATGGCAATTATTTGATTGGAGGAAGCAGAAGTTACAAGAAAAGTCATCTTTCGTCTGGAGATACGATAAGACCACTTATACTCTTTATGTCCAAGCGGGAGGCTTGTTTGAAATTGTCGGGGTCTTTAAGCATAAGATTACCATTCCAGAAGGGGAGACTGAGAGTCCTGAGAATTGGGAAATCCTGACTGTCGACCCGGACATCGATGACCAATTCCTGGAGTTGGTGACAGGACACTTTATGTATGCAGTTGGACTGGCCAGAGGCAGTTTCGGTGGTCTGGAATTGGGATTTACAATTGACGCAGCTACAATGAAGACTGATGGGAAGGCAAGGATTAAAGAAACTACTGATTGGCTGCAAAACAATGGTAAGTGGTATCTTGCATGGGGGTAAAAATGAATAGAGCACAAGAAGTGATTAAGATGTGTGAACAGGAGTTCCACAAGACTATGCGAATGGGGTTTTTTGACTACCAGCAGCTTGGCCTTGTAAAAACCATGCTTGCAAGGCAAGGAATAACAGCTATTCAGAACGGAAAGATTCTTGATGTTCCGCTGGGTGACTTTAATTCTGATATTTTTCTGGCCAGTTTAATTGGTCATAACATTGCTGATTATACTGTAGATTACCTGTAAAAGAGGAGCTTAGATGGCTATCACTCTTCGTGACATAACTAATCGAATGATCTCCGCCTACCGTAAGGCTGACTATGCCCCAGCAGGCGTGCATAATGTGGAGATAGACTCCTGGCGGGGGACCAAGGCCCTTCTCTTTACTGCTGATGTAGACGGTAGCAAGGGAGGCACTTATGATGTAGGAGTAGAGTTCTTCCAGGTAAATTTCTCTGATGAACAAAAGCCTGGATGGATTCCCGTTGAATCAGAAGGTGGGACAATCTATGCAGAGGTCCCGACCATGTCCTACAATAACTGCGCATTGAAGTGTAGTTGTCCCGATTTTCAATACCGCTTTGAAAAAGAATTGTATGACGTGGGTTCAACAATAGGGAATTGGCGGCGGTATAAGAAAGTCGTTGGCTCGACAAGAGGACCAGTAAATCCGAAGGGGATTCCAGGATTTTGTCGGCATATCTACTCTTTGATCCAGGCTCTTGTCAACTCTCGAATGCTAAAGGATTGAAATGGGCCTCATTCATGACGTTCCAAATCTATTTCGAACCAATACCAAACGGTGGCTCACCCATCTCCGGTACTATTATGGGCTGAAGTGCGAATACTACTATCCCATTGTAGCTACTGGTAGCTTCTATCGAACTGAAGATTCGGGGTGTGAGTATGACCCTGATCCCGCTGAGACGGAAATTGATGTAGTGGTGGGCAAGGGGATATTGGGGCAACGGTTTGGATCAGACGCCAGTCTGGATATGTTTAACAACCCAGATGGTGATACTGCTGTTCTTCTCCCTTACGATCGTACTTTGCCCAAGGACACCAGGGTTAAGGTTTTCCTGGGAATGGAAACTGCTTCGGGATCTTTGTTCCAAGAGTTTCGGGTAGAACGGATTGAATCTGTTTATGTAGCTTCAGGGTCTGTCATTAACAAAGCAATTCTGTGGCCCTTTGAGGCCCAGATAGCAGAGGAGGTTTCAGAATGAACAAAGCACAGGAGTTTCTACAAGGGGAGTCCCTGGGGTTAGATTTGCAAATGCAAGCGCAAGAGATTCGAAAAAAGTTGGGGACTTTTCTCTCCGCATGTAAGGTATTGAATGATGAAGAACACAATCGCCTCGACGCAGCCTATGTTGTTCTTTACGATTTGGGCATAGACGAGAAGCGGAATCTGGAAATGGACGAGAAGCGGAATGATGTAAAGGATATCTCTGAAGGTAATTTTGATCGGTTCTCTAAGGATCACCCGTGGGGTAAAATCGTTCTTGATATAGATATGTCCACCAATGTCTATGTATACGCTATCGTCAAGGCGAATATTTATGATCTGACTGGGCGCCAGATTATAGGATGGGATGTGGATCACGCAACCTTTTACTGGGACCAGGAACCTTTCGGTAGTGGAACAAAGGTGGATAGCGCAACCGAGGCAGAGCAGGAAGCCTCAAGCTGGTGTGCCAAGGCTCGGAGCAAGTATTTCAAATGATTACAATTCTGGCTTTGAACGCATTTTCTAATTACCTACGGGACGATGTGCTGAATGTCGAGCCGGTTCACTCCTACATTATGGGTGATACGATTTATACCTGGAGTGTTGAGAATTTTCAGCTTGTTCGTAAACATGTCGTCGAGAAAGACGATGCTCATAAAGCTGCTGGATTCCCTTACTGGCTGGTCCTACTTTGTGCGCGGGAGAAGATTGAAGTAAGCTCTATACAGAAGCGTCATTTTGCCAAGGTATGGACAGAAGACAGAAATACTGGGGACGGGGTTCGGCATGAATTCCGTATGGCCCATTTGGCTTTTCATTTTAACATCTACTCCAATTCAATCAAAGTGATTGAAGATGTGGAGGAGTTAATCCTTACTTCTGACCCGGATAAGACTTTGGAAATCACTGTGCCGGGGCTTTTTGAGAACCCTGCAGAACCGATGTCAATAAACATTGCGAATTTTACGGTGTCCGAATTGAAGAAAGGGGATTCCCATAAGTCCGGTACAATGACCTATTTGCAGTGCTCGGGAGCTATGGATTATCCCTTGCTGTTAGCCAGGGGATCTTTACCTTTGATTTTGACTCCTATTTTAACCGTTAACTTTTCCACTGATTTGGAGGTGTGAGATGAATAGGGCGACAGAACTAATTTCTGTATGCAAGGATTTCTCTGAGGCGGTGGTGGAGCCAGGTCCCGATATTATTTCCAGGATTAACATGGGGGACACCGTTGCTGGAATAAAGGAACCCCACTTGGGTCTTGCTGGAGGATTGGTTACCTTCAACCGCGCTAAAGGAGAGCTTACAATTACCAGGAGATCATGGAGACCAGCTGTAAGTGGGGAAGTTGAGGTGCAAATTTTTTCAAGCGAATTATCTGCATTCAAGAGTTTTGTATCTGGTCTATGACTAAGGAGGTGATACAAGTGGTAAAATATAAATTGCCACAGGTAGAAATGATAGAAGAAAAGGAGGGAGGGTTCGCTACTCGTTATGTGATTCTAAAATCTAAGCGGAATCACAACCTGACCATCATGTACGATGGGAATACTATTATGCTTCCCCCTCATGGCAAAACTCCGAGGCTGGAGTCCGCCAGGTTGGGGACGTTGCCCAGTGGTGTTCTGAGGCTTGAAGTTCCATAACTTTACCATCTGAACAAGGAGGTGTCTCTATGTTGGGCAACGTGACAATATACGAAACTGATATCTCGACTCGGGTTCCGTCTTTTCCAGGAGCTTACGGGTACATCGCAGGACCTTTCAAGAAGGGGTCTTGTGAGGAAGTCACTCTGGTGACGAGTGACGCCCAGTTCCTGAAACGGTATACCCCGGACGAGAAAGTAGAAGTGGGACATGACCTTTCCCATTTCTCCGCGTTGGCCTTTTTGCAGAAGTCCGATAAACTGCAAGTTCGCCGTGTCGCTTCCGGGTCCCTGTATGGTGGTGTGGTACTTTTCGAGAAGGATGGGGCCGCGAACGATCATGTGGGAGCCGGCATGGTTGATCCAACCGGAGAATTAGAGGGGAGTTCGGAGTATACGTTCGCCTCTGGTGCCGCTGTGTTACTCTATGGGGCTAACCAGGGAGCATGGAATAACGACATCAGTGTCAAGATTTACAACTATGCGACCAGCCCGGATACCGTGAAGGAGCCCAACGCCTTTGCTATTCTGGTCTACAAGGACGGACGACAGGTCGAGCCTACCTGGATTTGTTCCAGGAGGGAAGATCATGTGGACGGTTATGGAAGGAACATCTTTGTCGAAACTCTGTTGGAGCAGAGTGAGTATATCAGGGGTCTGAACAATGACGATCTTAGTGCTACCACCAACCCCTATCCGAAAGAGAGCACGACTGCTGTAGCCATGGAGAAAGGGGACGATGGTGGAGTAGTTGGAAGTGGGGAGCTAATCGTTGCTCTGGATGAGCTTGGAGAAGCTACTCCGGTGACACTTCTCATGGATGGAGGTCAGACTTTTTCTGCTTACCATCTTGCTCTACTTGCAAAAGCAGAAGAGCGAAGGGACTGCTTTGCCGTGTTATCAGTTCCCTATGCTGCAGCGGCAGCGGCGGATTATATGGACGATATTCAGACCTACCGTCAGGATACCCTGGCAGCGGTTAGTTCTTCCTGGGGTGGCTTATGGACTCCTGACCTGTACATGTACGATAAGTTTAACAATCGTTCCATTTACATCCCACCTGACGGACACATCGCGGGATTGATATCCCAGAATGCAGCCAGGTCGGAGCTTTGGTATGCCGCTGGTTTTGCAGGGAACAAAGCACAAATTCTGGTGCAAGGTCTGCGTAGGTATTTGACCAAGGCCGAGGGTGACACCCTTTCCAACATAGGTGTCAATTGCATTATGTTTGCTCCCGGTCGGGGAATTCGTCCGATGAGTCAGATGACCTTGCTGTCCAGACCCTCAGACCTGGATCGGGTTAATGTCCGACTGATGCTGGTTGTGGTAGAGCCTGCAATTAGTGTCGCTCTGGAGGACTTCCTGTACGAGTATAATGATGAAGATACCCGAGCAAGGGTGGCGGCTGTTATTGGTGCCTACATGCTGGGCATAAAGGCTCGTAAGGGAGTAGCGGACTTTCAAGTGAACTGTAATACGGATAACAATTCAGCGAATGACATTGCCAACCATATTCTGAATGTGGATTTGCTGGTAAAGGCGATGATGACCGCTGAGTTCATTACTTGTAATGTTGTAATTACCCCACAGACCATGTCTTTCAGTGTAGCTGAAGAAATGATCCGGGGCTAACGAAAGGGAGGTGAAGAAAAATGCCGAGACCTCAACTTGATCAGGTACGAGCTTCGGGTCGGATCATAACTAACTACAACTGGAACATTAGCATCATCCGACCTCCACTAATTCCATTCTGGGCACCAGGGGCTGTGCTGCTAAACCTACGATGTGTGACTGCAACGGAACCTGTTTACGGCTCTGCTACAGCACTGGAATTTACCATTAGGAACCAAACGGTTGCCCAGCCAGGAGTGGTCAAATGCAGCAGGG